GTCGGTATCTGAGAGGAAAGAGTGATGGCCGTACATTGTCACAATGGCTGCGAATACTACAGCTTGAGCGATTGGACGGCGCAGCGTCTCGCTGAGAAGGACGCTGAGATCGAACGGCTGCGGGCTGCGGTATCCGTTGATGCTCAAAAACAGCGAGCGCCCGAAAGCTGCCCGCATTGCCATGATGAAGACGACTGTTCGCATGTCGCTCTCTGCAACGCCGTTGATGCAACGTCCGATTCCGAGCGAGGTAGCAATGAAGGCTCTTAGCATCCGACAGCCCTACGCATGGGCGATCATTGCCGGTTACAAACCGGTCGAGAACCGGGACTGGTCAACCAACTTCCGGGGCCGCGTTCTGATCCATGCCAGCAAGCGAGAAGAGACCGAGGACGTTAGCAACGTGATCCGCAATGTCGCCGTGCAGACAGGCCGCACAGATGCCGAGGTCGAAAAAGAATACGCCGACCATCTGTTGAGCGGCGGACTTGGTGCCATCGTCGGAGCTGCGACCATCACGGATTGCGTCCAGGACATGCAGAACGAGTGGTTCTACGGGCGGTTCGGCTTCGTCATGGCTGACGCCAAGGCCATCGATCCAGTGCCGTGCAAAGGCGCGCTGTCGTTCTTCAACGTGCCGACCGAGGTCGCTGCCGCGATCCGGGAATTGTCGGTTTCTGAGAGGGGCGAGAAATGAGACCGCAGTTTATGACCGACGAGGCAATAGACGCCGAAATCAAGGAACTGTCCAAGGTGACATTAGGCGCCGCCACGGATTACGAAATGATCCGGTTCGAGCGGCTGCAAGAAGAAAAATGGCTTCGGCAACCGTCGGTTTCTGAGGAGACGAACTGATGACTGACGACTATCCGTTCAAGTGCGTCGAGTGTGGCCGGTTTGTTGGCGTTAATGGGCAAGTCGATGTTGTTTGGCCCAACGGGAGCCAGCCTGACGAGCGCGTTGAAGCCCTCTGCAAATACCACAAAACGAAGTCGTCCGTTTCTGACACGGGAGAGAGCAAGCAATGAACCGCACAAAGATTTCAGACGAAGCCCGCGTATTGGCTGGCTGGACCGATCCCGACGAACGCGCTCAGAAGATACAAGAGGCGCTGATCGACGCTCGGATCGAGACGACGCGAACACTCGCCAGTGCACTACGCAAGTTCGCGCCGGACCTGACATCACAGATCGTTGAGCGCCATGAAGCGGCAGAGACGGTCTTCGATGACTTGCTCGCGTTGCTGCGGGCGGGATCGTCCGTATCTGCAGCGGGAGAGAGTGATGGCTGAGTTTCGTCTTTCAGCATACGACGGCCTTAGTCGCGACGATCTGATTACCAAGTGTCGGAACCATGTGCTGCGGAGTATGGAACAGACCGCCGAGATCGAGCGGCTGCGCAACGTCATCACGGCTGCTGCCGATGCCATTGAGAAACTGGCTTGGGAGATACCGGCACCCAATCCCGTGACGCCCGGGCTCATGCAAGTCGCCAGTTCCATGAAGGTGTACCGGACAAAGCCGTCCGTATCTGAGGGGAGTTCTGACGATGGCTGATATTCACGTCATCAATATGGGATGGGGTGATGCCGAGTGCGTCTTGTGCGGCCAGTCCGCGCCACTCGATTACAGCATCCCTTACTTCGAGGGGCCGGTTCACCAAGAGATTGGCAGCGCGCTACCGAGCGGAGACGTGGTTGGTGGCATGACATGCTGCAAGACGTGCCACGATCTGCACTACGCAACCCCCGCACAACCCCCTGTCACAAACCGCCTTCCCGAAAACGGTGACATTAAAGGTTCTGACGAGAAGGAGATTTGACGTGAATCCTCTTTGGCTGCGCTGGTATCGACTTGGAAAGCGTCTAGGCATGACAGACGCCGAGGCCCAGGACTACGCGAACTGCAACTTTTGAAACGAGGGATTTTCCATGGACCGACTTCGCAACGACGACGGCACGTTCAAGGCCCGCACCTACAAGGTGACGGTCTGGAACAACACGAACGGCGACATGGAGCTTTACGAGGATGAAGCGGCCGAGGCCCGAGTCGACGAGATCAAAGACATCTTCGACGAACCGATCTACTCGGTCGAGGTCGAGGACAACAACTGAACCGATTGGGAGAGGTATTGAAAATGGACAGCAAAACACTAGCCAACTTGAAGCACGAAGTCGCGGAGGCCGAACGTTGCGGGGGTGTCACACGGCAGACCTCGAATGCGTTTTGGGAGGCCCGACATGACATTATTTCGGCACTAGAGAGCCAGGCACCGACGGACATACTTGAGCGCCTTTCTAATCCTTGGAAGACAGGCGATGCGACAGAGAAGCTAGAGCAATCAGTTGGAGACCTTCTCTTCGACGCGAAGGCGGAGATCGAGCGACTGAACAACGCGATGATGTTGGCTCAAGGATTTTTCACGGGCTATCAGTTGAAACCGGCGCGGGAGGCCCTGCGGCGAGGTCTGTCTGGCGAGCCGGTCTCCGAAGCCGATTGCCTCAATCCGGTCGAGCGCCCCTCGAACGGTCTCAACGTCGCAGACTTCGAAACAACGGGCGATGCCATCAACAAGCACCCCTCGCGGTTCGGTTAAAACGGACGACCGAGTTATGAGCAGATCGCTTGAACGCTTGATCGCCGAAGCCGAAGCCCTCGCGGGCGGTGATCGACTATGTGCCACTCTCGGTCATGTGTGGGTTTCAACCGGCGGTGCGAATGCCGGGTGCAACCGGGATTGCGATTGCAGCGTGCCGGTCAACGAGTGCGCGATCTGCGGGGACTGCGACTACGGAGACAACGAGGACGCCAATGAAGTTCGGCGTGAGTGCATTCAGCGTCGAGAGCTTAGGGGGATCTGAGCCATGCGTTGCGTCTACGTCAAACAGGAGATCACGAACCGCCTGCTCAAGTTCTACACGCTCGAAGAGGCTTTCAAATGGCTGCATTCGCCACACCCGCAACTCGACGGCAGGACACCCGTAGGCGCTATGGCTGATGATCGTGAGGATGAGGTAACGGCAATCATCGACCGGCTAGAAGCCGACGCATACCTGTAGGAGCGCGAGAGATGCACGAGCAACTGACCATCTGGGCCGTGAACGCCGCCGAAGGCCCGAAGACGTGGCGGGCTAAGTGGGACCACTCGCCCATCTTCCATCTCGATTGTGAAACACCCGAAGCCGCACTATCTGCCGCCATGAAGGAAAGGACTGATGATGAAGACAGTATCAAGCGTGTTTCAGACTGAGGCCGAACGGCTTGCAGCAATACCCGATCAGGCCGGGCGTGAGATGGAGATTGAAGCGGCCCTTATCCGGTTCCATGCGCTCGGCTTCAATGGTGCAGAAGAACGGCCTCGCGATGCGCTAACTCCTAGCGCCGAGACCAAGGCTGCGTACATGGGCGAGTTCTCGATGCCGTGGCCGGAACAAGACGAAGAAGGGAACGAGGTCGTCCGTAGCGTCAACGTGCCGTGGGTCACCATTAAGCAAATCATGGCCCGCATTCGACAGCACGCCAACCTGGCGTAAACGAGGGAGACTGAAAATGGACAGCATAGCCAAGCGAGCACGGACACTGCGGATCGAACGCGGGCTGACACTGAAAGAAGCAGCCACCCAGAGCGGCATCACCAAGAGCCATCTTTGGGATTTCGAGATGGGGCGATCATGCAACCCCACGCTCAAGATGTTGAACGGCCTAGCGGACACCTACGGCGTGTCTCTGTCGTATCTAGTCAGTGGGGAGGACATCACCGCTCTCAGCCGCGCTTTGGCATGGTGCGGCGCTCATCCCGACTTTGCGCCCGATGCCAAGTACGGAGCGGGCTTCGACGCAACATGCCGCCAACATCTCGATAACGAGTTCACGCCGGGCAGCGGGTTTGTCTGGTGCACGAGCAACTAAAGCAACAACGAGCCGTTCTGCGGCTGAAAGGAGAGAACGATGAGCGACAAGAAACAAATTGAGAAAGAGCGCGACGCCCTGTTGGCGGTGATGAACTTCTTGAAGGGGGTTCAGGCCACCAATCCGCAATCTCATGCGCTCGACAACATGCCCGCCCTGTATTCGCTCAATGATCGGCTTGGCATCCTGATCGACGAAGCCAGCGCATAACCGAGGAATATCGACCGATGAAACTGATACCGATTTTTTACGCGGGAATTGGTCTAGGGCTGGCTATCGGGATACCCGCTGGCTGGTTCTTGATCGGCCCAATTCTCACGCAATGACGAAGATATGACGATGGAGATGAAATTTTACGTGAGTCACATCGAACGTCGATGGGTCCGTCGCCTCGTACTGGTCCTATCGACCCCGTTCTTGATGCTCGCGGTCGCACCATCGGTCGCCGTCTGGAACGGCATTCTCGACCTGATCCGTTTTGAGTTCGACTTAGTAACCAGCGCCGTCGAGCAATGGCGCAAATGAGGAATTTTTCATGACTGGTTATCACTACGCTCTAGCAATGATGCTCTTGAGACGAGGCAGACCTCAGGACAAGCTTGCAGCCGAAAACCTGTTAAAGTATGGATGCAAATAGGAGGGTATGACAATGACGCCAGCGCAACAGAAATACATCAAGGATTGGGAGTCCATCGCCGGGCGAGACTTCCTGTGGCCCGAAGACGCCAAGTCGTTCATGGAGGCGGTTCATTGGAACAATGGCCACATGGAGGACGTAGTGGCCGAGCTTGTCCACATTCCGGCTCCGATACCGTTGTCGGCGTAATCGAGGGATTGTTTAACAGGGCGGCGGCGTGGAAGGACACGCTAACCAACGGGGATAGGCCAGTCACCCGCGTTATGCGGCGATGCCCCGGCGAAATGAATGATGACGCGCGTTGTGCTCTGATCCGTCAGAGGCAACGAGCAGAGTTCTGAGGAACCAAACTGGTCAAGCCGGTATCAAGCCCGGCCCGCCCTGTTAAACAAGTCTGAGTAGGAGAGAGAAGATGACTTACACACCTGAACTTGGACAAGCGATCTTTGGGCAGCCATACAAGGAATATGCCGTGCCGGATATATGGGAAGCCGCGCTAGCATTCCTGAGTCACGAACTTGACCGCGTTATGTGGAATATTCATCAAAAGCAGTACGTCGGTCCGTTTGGCAACAGCGGAGATGCGTTTCGTTGCGGAGTATTTGAGGTGGAAGCCTATTCGTGGGATGACGAATACGATCAACCATGGAATTTCAAATGGCGCGACGTTGAAATCAGTTGGTATAAATACCTCGGTCGCGGCATGTCTGCGAATCAGGAATTAACGCCAGAGCGAGCAGCGGACATGTTAACGGAATGCTTGCTAGCGTGCAAAAAATACGAAGATAGCAACGACACGCGCAGACCATGCCCCCCCTAATCATCAACCCCCTGCATCATCTCATCGGGGATAAGGACAGGCTTGGAGTCCGGGGATTTGTCTTCAGCCCTGACGACTTCAACCGGAACGGCTTCAACCTCTATGCCGTCCAGCCTCCCTCTGACATACCCTCTACTGATAAAGGCGTAAGGGGTCAAAGGTCTTTCCAGTCGATCACATTGAGGGACTCGGCAAGCTGCTTCAACAGGTGAAGGGCTTGCTGTTGGGTAATGTGACCCTTGAACACGCTCCGGCTGCCCTCGTAGATGCGGAGTTCGTCGTCAACGACCTTGTAGCGGTGGGTGGGTTTCATGAGATCATCTCCGGGGAGACGTGGACGGACGCGACCTGACCATGCAAACGATCATATGTGATGCACTCGGCCTTGCGCTCGGCGAAGTACCCGCCACGGGCCGAATAGGCGTCCTTGGCCGCTAGCGTGCGGTGCTGGGTTATGCTCACGCCCTGGTCCTCTTTCTCGTCAATCCTGACCTTGTGGTGCATGTGTCCGCAGTGGCCGTAGCGGTACTTGGTCAGCCCCCATACACGCGGGAACTGTGCCGCGAATACGCCCGGAAGGCCAGCGGGCTTCGTCAGATGGCCGTGGTGGAAGAACAGCGCAGTCTCGCCGTGCTTGTGTGCGTAGTATGGAAGGGGGGAGTTGACGACCTCGACGCGGGGGTCTTTCTCGTACATCGCCCCGAACAGGCATTGAAGCCATATCGAGGAAACCATGTCATGGTTGCCCTCGGCCATCAGAACGATGACCTTGGAGTGCTTGGATAGCGCCATATCGACAACGGCCCGCAGGACATGGATTGTGGCGTTGATGACCTTGTGCGGTCTGCCGTCAGCGTCGAGAGCATGCTGTGACATAGGCGTAACGGACGCCATCGCCGGGTAGTCGGTATGCAGGAAGTCGCCGAGTTGGCAGATAAACCCCGTCTCGGCATCGGGAGACTGCGCCATCATTTGAGAGAATGACCTGACCAGCGTATCCGTCGCTATGGACACGTCCCAATCCTCGCCGGTCTCCGCGTGCCAACTAAGCATCCCCATGTGGTAGTCGGTCAGGATGTACAGATTCAGGAGGTCTTCCAGACACAACTTGGGGGCCTTGATGGGCTTGAGGCGTGGCACGTTCGCCGTGATGTCCTGGACGGCCTCGCGCAGCGCCTCTAGCTGCGCTTCCTTGTCGCGCTCCGTCTTCTCCCATCGCAGCCGGGCCTCGCCTGTCTGCATATCGCGGAGAGTGGATACGCCCTTGACGACGTAGCCGGGTGGGGTATCGTGTTGCCAGCCGTGTTCCGGGGCAAACCCGTGCATGGCTGCTTTCTTCTGCACCGCAGCCCACGCCTGATTGATGGCCGCGTGATGGCACCCAATGGCGTCCGCCGCTGGTCGTGTGCTGCCGTGCCGCTCCCAAGCCTTGAGTTTTTCCCATTGCTTGGGGGTGGCGTACTTCTCGAACTCAGGGTCGAGAATAAATGCCATGTGCTGAATCCCAGGTCAGTTACTTGTCTTTCCAGACTTGAATACCCTTCTCGACGGACCGACCAACCACGTAGCCGCCAAGGCCGATCTTCAGCAGCGCCCACATGTCGGGCGGAATGTCGAGCATGGCTCCCGTATCAAAGAACAGTTGGAGGTACGGGTAGATGATGTAGTTGTTGGCAATGATCGTGACGAACACGAGCATGGTGATCGGCCGCCAGTTTTTCGCGAGGTAACTGTCCGAACCGATCTCGGCAACGATGATGTCCCGCGCCGCCTCAATCTCCGTCTTCAGAAGATCCAGCACCCGTTCCTTGAGAACTTGCTTCAGCTTGTTGGCGAGGTCCTTGTCTTCAACTACCTCGTCTACAGTGTTGAATATGCCGTCCAGAAGTTTGCCGCCGAGACTGGCAATAAGCGTTGCGATCATTTGATCCCCGCAAAGAATAGGTGATTGCCGATGTTCGCGGCGGGTGTGTGGCCTTCTGACCAGTCGGGCTTCACGCCCTTTGTGTGGTAGTGACAACTTCCCTTCGTGGGGTCGTCATCGGACACCAATGCCATGGCGACGGCGGAGAGGGCATGAAAGTACCCATCCGACTTTTTGTCGAGGTCGATTAGTTTCTGCCGGTTCCGGTCGTTCGCGTTCCAGCACGAGAACTGCCACGGCTTCTTACAGACAGTCTCAAGGGTGTCGCCCCACCATCCGCCCTTCTCCGCCCGGTTGCGGATCACGTGGGCGACGGCAAGCATCCCCTCCGGTCCCTCGCCGCGTGCCTCTGCCCATACGGTGCGGGCGGCGGTGTCGAGGTCTTCGGCTATCAGAGATTCGGGGAACATTACGTCGCCTCGCCCCGGCTGCGCTCCCAGAACTCGATAGCCGCCTTACGGGTAACAACCAGGCCGAACTCGTGGCCGTCCATTCCATCAAAGGTGATCTTCAGTAGCTGGATTTCAACGCCGTCAACGTCGGTCATGTTCTCGACGCCGATAATCTTCCCCATTGATCCGGGGATCGGTCTGCACAAGCCATGTTCCGCCGCTATCGTGTGGCGCTGTTTCGCCAGCGTCGTGCTGTGCTGGGCCGCTGCGTCTGCAATCGTCTCCGCCGCGTTGTAGGTGCAGGCGTAACCGAAGCCCGCTTCCTCCCCCGCCTCGAAGCCGTCAGGTCCCGCCAGTACGGGCCATGACAAAACCGCCACAAGGGCGGCGATAAGCACTGCGCGAAACATGGTGCGTCCAATCAATCCAGTTTGAAAAATGCTGCGATGAATCCAACCCCGGCACCGATGGCCGCAATGCCGCCCATGAACCACGATTGCCGTCTCTCAACGGCGGTGATGCGCTTCTCCGACGCAAGAACGCGCCCGTTTGTGGTGTCCTGCTTCTGGTGCATCAGACGAACACCCTCCTGTAGAACACCTAGTTGATGGTAGATGTCTGCGTTCGACGGCTCGGAACGCCGGTTTGGTCCTTCGTATTCACTCATGGCATGCACTCATGTTGCTTGTTTATATCAACGCCATTCCGCCGACGATTGCGGCCCCCGCCGGTCCCTCGGTCGACAGATACGACCACCATCCGCCGTAATGGGCGAACCAGCGGTTCTTCACGTAGTAACCCGCCGCTACCGCGCCCATCAGCGCGACGTACAACGGCCACGTATCAGCGGCCTGATAGCCGATGCCGAAGATGCCGGGCCAGATTAGCAAGCAAATCGGCAAGCCGTAGTGAGCCAGCATTTTCCGCATGGAATCCCATGCGTCGGTGTCGAAGCCGTGGATCAGCGCCCAACCGGCCAGCCCGCCGCACCAGACCGTGCCGAGCGGGGTTCCGGTCGCCAACCATGCGGCAACAAGGCAGATAGCCACGATGAAGCCGTGGCGAACGCCGCCCGGCAGCGGGATCCACTCCTTGCCGCGTCCGTCGATGATGCGGAACGCAGCGCCGATCAGGGCGATGGTGAGCCAGATGACCATCAAACCCCCGTCAGCGCGTCGTGGTCGGTCTGGTCGATCAGGGATTGCGCCAGTAGCCAGTCGCAGGCGCTCGTCCATGCCGTCGATTTCACGTTGAACGTCGATTGGACAAACAGCTTGCGCTGATATTGGACGGCGACCGCGTGCTGCGCGTGCTGATCGTCCGCTGCGGCATTCGCCAGATATGCCGTGATTGCGTCCAGCTTCGCTCCGGAGAGCGGGGCGAATGCTTCCTCTTTCCGCAAATGCAGCTCGCTGGGTTCGGGTCCATCCGCTGCCTCGACCCACTCTGTCGCGTCCGCCTGCGGTCGGGCGTAGACGCCGATAATGTTGTTGCTCCCGTCTCGCTTAACGAATGGCATCAGTCTTTTCCTCTCGGGTCTTCCCATCCTTGGGTCACGATGGTTGCGTTTCCGCTGGCGGACTGCGCACGATACCGGACCTGCGCGCTGGTGTTGGTTACGGCCTCGAAGTAGCCTGCCCAATTCGCGCCGGGATCGCCCGCCTGCGACAGAATGGCGCTCGCCGCCTCGTTATCGGCATCGGGCGACGACACATAAATGTAGCTGTTGCCCGAGGTCAGGCTGGCAAGACCGAAGGCGTTGACCTTAACGCCGGTCGGAACGCTCAATGCCTTGAGTGCGCCGGACGTATCGGCGGTCTCGCTGACATCGGTTGGCGGATCGTCCCAAACGAACGTGTCGCCGGTCTGCGTGAACCCGAGAATGTTGGCGGAACCGTCCGTCAGGACCGACCCGATACGGCGATACTTGGTCAAACCCGCCGCGACAACGGCGGCGTCCGCCAGCAGGTTCGTGGCGGTCAGGCTGGTGTCGAACCCGGCATCGACCGTGGCGCCATCCGCGCTCGAAAGCAAATGCACATGGAAACATTCAGTGTTGCCAACAGTGTCGCCGTCTTCCATTCCGCCCGCGTCGTCGCCGCTCGCCCACGTCGCGTCGATTTGCTTCGTGATGGCGCTCGCAAGGACCATATCGACGCTGTCCTCTGCGTCCCGGCACTCGCCGACAGCGATGAAAATGTCGTGGTCCGCGTCGGTGTCGTTCGAGATCGTCAGGCCCGAGAGGTACCCGCGCGGGAGGTCCGATGTGACCAAATCAAGTATGCCCTGCACCGTGTCCTTCTTGACGGCGTTGCTGTCGTCAGCGTCCGCAAACAGGATTTCATCACCTGCTGTGATTGTCGTGTCAGTAGCGTTGTTTGGGTCAACAGAAACAGCATTTGATGATACTGACGCGCCGCCATTACTCGCCGCCGAAACACTTGCATCAGCACTAATCTGCTCAATCTGGAACGCCGTGCCGTCATAGATGCCGCGATAGTATTTGTTCGCCGCGTGGTCGCCTGCCGACAATGCGCTGTCGTTGATCTCAAGCGCCTTTGGCGAGGGAAGCCCGGAAATAGCCACCGTGGCCGCGCCCGTGTTCGCGTTGGCCGAAGCCTTCCAGCGGAACTCCTGCCCGGTTGCATAAGCGGTAATCGCCGGGGATGGTGTGAAGGTGATTGCATCCGCCGTGCCGCCCGCCGTGCCGCACCAGATAAAGGAGCCGTCCTGAATCTGGCTGACGTTTGCGCCGTCAGTCAGTGCGGTGCCGTCAGCAACCGCCGTCAGCTTGTTCGATCCCAAGTTAGCATCACCCGTGAAGGCGTTACTGCCGTCCTTGTTGACGCACTGGTTGAGGCCAGTGGCGATGTCCTGATCGTGGGTATCGTGGCGCGTGGACAGAATGTCCGTCCCCGCTGCCTCGTCCTGCGCCCACGTCGTGGTGCCGGTGTTGACGCCGTTGGTGCGGCTGAATGTCCCTGAACTCCAAGGCATTGTATTTTTGTCCTCGTTTTTCCATAGAAAAACCCCGCCGAAGCGGGGTATTGTTGCGCCATGAAAATCGCGCTGATTGTGTTCAACCTAATCGTTATCGGATTAGGCGTTTCCATCGTCCTGCTAATGAAGTGGTCTGGTCCCGGCTTTGCGCTTGGATGCGTTGTCGGGTTCTTCTCTTGGGCAATCTATGCCCGGCAGAAGATGGGGTACTGGGTTTAGCGGGCCGATATAGCCCCACCCTCTGCGGCAACAGGGGCCATCAGCGCCCTTGCCAATGCCGCCTTCGTCGCGTCGGGCAGGTCTATCCGTTTCGGCTGCATCAGCGCCCGTAATACGCTCTTGTTGGCCCCTGGGTCGGTGTTCATCAGGATGCGAGCGAGTTCTTCCGCCGTCTTGGGGTTTGGGGCCGTCGCCTTGTTGACCACCGCCCGAAGCGGAGCGCCCGCCGCCCCCACGTAGTTCTTCATGGCAAGGTTCGCGGCCACATCGGCCATCATGCCTCCAGCAGGAGCGCCAAGTGCCGCAACGTCCTCTTGCAGGCCCGCCGTCTGCGATCCGGCACGCGGCCCGACAAACCGTTCCGTTTGCAGCTTGGCGATTTCATTCTGCACCTTGTCACGATACGCATTGAATGCCCCATCATCGGGGAATAGCGCCCTGATCTGTCCCCACATCGCCTCTTTCTTGTCGGCTAGTTTCGTGGCCGCTGATTGCGTGTCACGGCTAATCATGTCGTCAATGGCGTTCCGCGCACCGATGCGGTACGCATCCCGCTGCGATTCTGGAAGGCTCGCCAGTTCGCGGCGGATTTGTTCGGCAGTCTTTCGCTGGAATTTCTGACCAGCGGCCAGTGCGGACTTTTCACCAGCCACCGCACCGTATTCGGATCGCGCCATAGCGTAGCTGCCTGACTCGTCCGCCTTGTCGAGTGCGCTTATCAGTTTCCGCCGTAGGCCACCGATGGCCCCCGACTCACTTGACGCGACCTTCTTGCCAAAGTCGTCAGAAACCTTGGCAGCCTGTTCCATATCCCACAGCGCCCGCTTGACGTAATCAAGAGTGCGTAGTTTCAGACCGCGACCGACACCAAGGCCGGTGACGGCATCCGCCTTGCCCAGCTCGACGGCCTCCTTGAGCGCCGCCGTCAACTCGGGATCGACACGTGACATATTTACCATGTCATTTTGCATGGTGTTCGCCGCCTGCTTCAATGCGGTGCGCCCGGCAGGGGTGTCGAGAATACGATTGATGTCGGGGCTTTCAACCATCTGGTTGGCCTTGTAAGCCGACTTGTACAGGTCATCGGATGCCATCTTCGCCGCCGCGTTGATGTCGTCGGCAAACTGCATCGGCTCCTTGGACGGGGCTAGTTTGTTGCCAGCAGAACGGAAACGCTCGCCCCGGCCAGCCGTGCGCTGCGCCACGAAGTCATCGGCAATCTGTGCGCCCTGCCCCGGCACGTTTGCCGCCGCTCGCCCAAGCTTCTGGCCACCGATGCCGGTTGCATCAACAAGCGCGCTATCCGGTCCTTGGCGTTTCATTTCCTGCAATACAATCCTGGTCCCGGCCCGCAGGTCACCATCGCCAATATTCTTGATCAACGCGGCGACCTTTCGCTCGGCAGCACTCAGCCCACCGACGCCACTCAGAATGCGGTCAAGACCTTTCCTGCCAATCGACATGACACCATTGATCGCCGGGGTCATCACAACCCCCGCACCAGCACCCACAGCCGCTCCCATAGCGGCCTCTGGCATGCGCTCCATTGGGTTGCCTTCGGCGTTGCCCGCGCCCCATAGGCCACCGTATGCCGCACCCGTACCGGCGACACGCGCACCCTTTTCCAGAAGACTCGCGCCCTTTGCCGCCGTTGCCCAAGGCAGCAAGACCTTGTTGATCGGGGACGCAACAGCGCCGCCGATTTCCGCCGTCAGGGCCGATCCGGGATTTTCCTCGCGGAATGACTCAAGGTCGCCGCGATATGCCGACACGCGATCATCGTAAGCCTTGCCCATGTCGAACGGCTGACCATCGACAAGCGAGCGGTATCCAGCGACGAACGGCGCATCGAGGCCAGCGGCAACTTCGTCTGCAAACCCCGCCGTCACGCCAGATACAAATGTCTGAGCGCCCTTGTTGACGTAACCAAGCGCGTCCTCATACCACGGCGAATCAGAAACCCCGCCTTCGGGGGCGTGGCTTTCTAGCGACGGCATTGCGCCAATCTCTCGGGCTTTAGTTAGCCACGCTTTCTGATTTTCAGACAGCGCGCCAACCTTCTCAGCATCAAGAATCCAAGCGCGTTGCTTATCGGTGAGTTCCGTCATGAACCGCTTTCTTTATACATATCCGTGAACGGCACTATGCCAAGTTGACGGCACCACTCGGGGGAGAACGGCGGAACAACGCGCCGCGCTCTAGCCTCGTAGAGCCAGATTTTCTGTTTGTCAGCCAACTCCCCGCGACACTCTTTCTCTTGGTATTCGCGGGTAAAGTTCTGCTCAACCCACTGAGACGGCGTTTCACCGCTAATCAGTAGGGAAAGGGTTACTGCGCTTCCAAGCTTCAACAGCATCATTGCCGGGATTATCGCCCTGTCCGTTGGCGGGGACAATGGAATTTTTGCCACCGTTTTTCACATCGCCAGCAACACCAAGCTTCGCCCGCACAATGTCATAGATCATACTGATCTTCGCCTTACGGGCTTCGGGGTGGTCAGTGCGAGCCGGGACCATGTTCAACAGCAACTCCTGATCCTTGTCGGTGAATGTGCCCTCACCAGCGGTACGGAACATGCTCTTGAGAATCGGGGCCATGGTAGCAGTCGCGCCCTCGGCGGTCTGTTGGGCGGCGGTAAATGTCGGAAGGCGACCGACAACAGGGCCAGTTTCCGTCTGCGACATAGCCTCTTCAATGTTCTTCATGCCAATATCAAAGGTCTCAAATAGAGACTGATTCTGCGCATCAAGCGAGGCGGCTTTTATGTCGCTCTTTTCTTGCGGAGTCTGAGGCGTCAGTTTGCGTTCGCCGGTCGTGAGGTTGACCTGAATTGCCGGGTTGCTCGGGTCCGGTTGCCAGTTGTCTTGACCAGCGGCAGACTTCGCGGCAAAGACCTGCGCCTGGCCCTCGATATATCCCGGAATCCATTGCGGTGTTCCGTCCACCATCTGCATACCGGGCGGCAGCTTCGGCTCCAATGGCTTCTCCGGCCCCTGATAGTTCACCAGTTCACCGGTAATGGAGTTTTTCTGAGCCGCACCGCCGCGACCGTAGGGATCCTGCACAATGTCAAACTTCGGCTGCGCAGCCAACTGATCCGCCATCGCCTGCTTGCGGTCGAGGCTAGCCAACTGCATGTTCGCGGCCATCGGGGCAAGGTCGGCATTACCCAGCATCGCCTGCACGATTTCGTCGCTTGACTTCTCGCGCGGGAACTTCGCTTGCGGGCCTTCCATCGCCGGAGCGAAAGCACCTTGCAACGCCTTGGCCATTTCGGCCTGCTTTACGGCCTCCTGCTCCATGCCCTTTTTCTGCATCAGCGCACCGGCAATCGAGGATGCGGCGCTGCCGATACCCTCGCCTACGTTGGTGATCCGGCGCGGGCGCGACATCAGCGCCAGAGCCTGCTGCATCAACGGGGACTGGCTGTTGTCCTGCTTGAACATCACCATCAGGCCGTCTCCAACTTCGAGTAATCGACAGCGAGATATTCACCCACCTTCTTGACCGCATCCGGGATCACCCGCGCCACCTCCTGAGCAATCACACCGATCATGCGCGGGCTGTTCCAGAGGTAGTTGAACTCGTAAACGCCGATGCCGTTATTTAGAGTGCCGACCTTGCGAATGTCACGTTTTAGGCGGATGTCAGACATGAAGAACCCGGCCCCAAGCGTTCCACCCGCACCGATCAAGTTGCCGCGCAGCGAACTGGACGCAGCACTCTGCTGTGCCGCCGCGTTGGCATTCGCGTTGTACGCACCAAGGGTCAACCCCTGAATGTCCGGCGCACCCACCTGATACTGTGCGTTCGGCGCGAAGTTGGGGGCGTTGATCGCGGGCGAGCCTTGCAACGCAGCCGCCAACTCGTTGATCGGGGCCGCGCGCTCCGTCTGGTATTCGTTCATGCCCTGCTGGCGTCCGGCAAGCTGTAGATTGAACAGCCGCGACATTTCGTCGCCGGACATGCCCGAGATAGCCAGTCGAAGGTCATTCTCCTCGCGCGACAGATCGTCCATTGCGGCGTTGTATGCATCGGAGCCAAGCGTGATGCCCTGATTGGCAAGCTGCGTTGCAACCTGCTCTCGCCTGCGGTCAATCTGCGGATTGAGGCGGCTGAACATGTCGCCTGCGACCTGCTGCCGGTAATCGCTATCGAATGTCGGCATGTCCCCGAATTGATCGAAGCTGAATTGATCGGTTGGAAGCTGACCGGCGCGGGTCTGCGCGTAGTCGCCAAGCGTTCCCGTGATGTCCAACTGCTGATCAAAGAGAGCCTGGCTTTCGGGCGTCAGTGACGTAGTGCGGGTGCGATCAGGCTCCCCGATGTTCCCTGAATATGTCAACGAGCCGTAGGGCGTGACCTCGTTGATCTGGTTTACCTTAGCGGACTCGCGAACAGCCTCCTTGTTCGCCGCTGCCTGCGCCTGTGCCGTCGCCTTCGGATCGGGCGCAGCGGGCTGACCGCCGCCCTTCTTGAAGCACACACCGCGCTTCATCGCATCATGGTCTTCGGCGGTCCATTCCTCGAAACCGTCCGACCACATTCCCCTGATCATATCCATTTGCAGTCTTCCTTGGTCATGCCGTAGCTGATTGCCGTTTGCCCGCCCGCCAAGGCCTTCTTGTGCGTTCCTTCAAGGGTGAAGCCCAAACCCTCGTTCATCCGTCTTGCCCGCTTGTTTCCCTTCGCCACCATCGCCGTGACGCGGGCGCACCCGAGTTGATTGAACGGGTAGTCGAAGAACATGCGGAGATTGCCCCGGTTGCACCATTTCGGTGTTTCCGCTGCAATCGACATGAAGATGTCCGTTCCCGAAAACCCGTCATAGACAACGCCGCACTTGATCGCGCCGCCTTCCTCTAGGCCGATAGCCGTAGCGTGCTGCGAAAAGCCCGTGCAGTAGGGAATACGGGCTGCTACCCACTGAATGACATCGGGGCCGAATACGGGTGTCATGGCTTCCGCAGCGGCCTGATTGTTTGCGCCGACCGCTCGCTTGGCCACCCCATAAGCGGAGAACGTGAAGCCCCACCAGACGCACTTCTATCAATCGCCGCCTTAATCGCTGCTGACTGCGATGGCCCCGCTTCAAGATCAGCTAATGTGTCGTTGTAATACGGGAACCTACGCCCAACCATTTCCTCATATGCCAAGGCGCGAGCCATTGCCGCCTTGGGGTCGTCGGCGTAGGATATTGGATTGCCCGCCTCGTCCCACCAAATCGTTGGATAGTTAAACGCGCCGCCCTTCGGATGCATGTCTGTGGATAGATATTCCGTAGATGGGCCACCAAACCCTACATCCTGCGCCGTATTGGTTTTGGGGTTGAACGGCAGCAACAAGGCCTCCGCTAGTTTCTGCTTTGCATCCATTACAGCCCCGTCCCCTCTTCCCACATGAAGTCCGTTGACTGCCATGTGATATTCTGTTGCGTCGTGCTGGTGCGAAGCCGAACCGAGCAGCACTTGCCGATCCCGCTAACCGCTCGCCACGCCCTCACCGGGGCCGCGTCACGGCCCCAAGGCGAACCCCACGGCGAACCCCACGGCGTCGTTGAGGTCGTCACCGTCGAGGGATCGTAGGTCGCCACCTTGGTATCAAAATCGACGTTGAAGCCAATCGAGATGGGAACGGACCCGTCCGACTGGAACACAGGCCGGATCATAGTCCACCGCTTCGTGGTCGCGTTGCCAAAATAGTTGTAAGCCGTCTCCACGTCGCCAAGAATCGCCATGTCGTTGTCGTTGCGGCCCGTGTCGGCCAAAACCACGTTTCCGTCATCGTCACCGAAGTAGAGATTGTCGTTGTGGACCGCCCAACAGCCGCCGTTCATGTCAGTGAACCGGCACCACGCGCCAGTGGTCGTGTTCACCACATGCTGATCGTATACACCGCCACCCTTCGGCACATTGAACAGGCCCCACCCCGCCTTGGGATAAAGAATGCATTGCCAGCCGAAATTGGAGCCATACAGCCTGACAGCACTCCGAACCTCGCCGGAAATCTTGTCCGACAGAGCAAGCTCGGGACTAACGCGATCAGTCGAGAGGACGCGAGACATCGGCATATAGCCGTCCTGCGTGATTATGACCAGATCACCGGCAACCTTGAAATAGCAACGGTCGCCAATCGGTGCGCCGATCTTGAACGTCCCGACCTTCTGCCACGTCGAGGCGCTAGACGGGTCGGTGCCTGAATAAATCGCAACCTCGCCCTTGTTCGTAATGAATGCCATCATGTCATCAGGACCGGAGCCGCCATCTCGCGTCCACGTCGCACAGGCCACCAGCTTTCCGCCTTCACGGAACACCCCGCGAGACAGATCAACGACAGAAACCGTACCCGTGATCGACGCCGCAGGCAGATAGCAGTAACTGAGGCTGTTCTTGATCACCATGAACAGCCTGGAAACGTGCGCCTCAACGTTGATGATGTCGCCCGCGCTAACGCCGGTCAGACTCGCCGTGGCCCATGTTGAGCCGTTGTAGTATCGCTCCTGGTCGGTGCCGTTGCAAATCCAGAGAAAATTACCACCAGCCGTGCCGAAGTTGACGTACTGCCACTTGTTCGAGGACAAGCCCGAGACTTCCGCAGAACCGACCGCGCCAGCCGTTGTCACATCGAATATCTTGCCGTCCGCCGCCGCCTTGAGTTCATTGGTCGATCCGGTCGAGTATGGCATCAGGGACTGCACCGCCGCGCCCAGCCCGGTTACATGATCCGCCGAGCCACGGCGCAACGACACGCCAGTCTCCGAGGGGTAGTAGTTGACCAGCGTCTTCGCGTCGGTCGGGGCCATTGCCGACAATTGGTCGCGCGCGTTCCATCCGGTAATCGGGGCCGGAACGGTTGCCATCCTTGACGCCGGGCGAGCGGCGTCCGCGAATTGCAGCATTACGGCGACCAGTTACCGTCCGGGACAATCAGCCCCGTCATACGTCCCGGTCGACTGGACAGGCGCAGCGTGCGTTTGCCGCCATCCCGTGAAATCGCCTGCGTAACGCTGTTCTCATACACCAGGTATTCGTTCTGGAACGGCAGCGATCGGGACTTCTTGTAGCGCCAGACAGTCCCCAGCATCATCAGGTGTTCGTCAAGCAACCCCACATCGGTATCAGCGGCCCATGCCGCCTGATCGGTGCCGCCAGACGACTGACACCAGTTCTTCGAGACATACTCAAAGGCGTGCGTCTCGCCTGCCGTAGGGGCGGGGTAGAGGTACAGGTTGCCCGACTGAATGCGCCATTCGTTATAGGGGCCGGATACGTTCGATGACTTCTTGGCCTGCCACTCTGCGGGCGTCAGCGGCCCCCAAATGCGCCACGTCTGCGAGCGGTTCCAGTATGTCTCAGGGATCATGCGGTCGAAGTCGGAATAGTCCGCACTGCCGCCACCAAGGGACGAGAAAGCCCCCTGAGACTCCGCCGCGACACTGGTATAGGTCGCGCCCTTGGTGATCTCCTGCCACGTGTGCCGTTTGGCGAGTTCCTTGCCCTCGGTGTTCGCGGCGGCAAGCAGAAACTTCACGTTGTCTTCATTGTTGCCGATCACGGTTGCGGGACGCGGAATGCCGATGTTGTCGGATGCGTCCTGCGCGAGGGTAAGGAGTGTCATGCGTTATGCCGCCTCTTTCTTCGGACGCCCGCGTTTGGGCTTGCCCGCCGTGAGTTCGTCGATCTGCTTGGATTGGCGATCGACCGTTTCGGCCAGGTCCGCCAACTGCGCCTTGAGCGCCGCGTTTTCCTCCGCAACCTTGCCGGTGTCGCTCGCCGCATCGAGCCACGCCGCCGCACGGTCCTTCAGCGCACGACCGCCCATGCCCATCTTCGCAATCGAGGTTTCATTCGCCGCCGCGAGGTCTTCAACGGTACGCAGACCCGCCGCCCTGATCTGCTTGACCTGCGCCGGGGTGACGGACGGCCACATTTCGATGGGCGTGCCGTCTACCGGGGCCTCACGGTCCTCAAGGAACGCAGTGAGCGCCTCCTTGTAGTGGCGGTAGAACGGGTCATTGCGCTTCGCCGCAACCCAGTCCTCCGCGACCTTCTCAACCGTCAGATTGCCGCCCGGTGGCGTGACAATGGCGTAAGCCACATCATGGTAAACGGGATGCCCCGCCTTGATGGTCTCCGAGCGGTCCTCCACCGCCCTGATTTCAAACTCGACGTATGCCGGTCTGTCCGTACTCATAGTCCGCTCCTTCTAAAGTGCGCCCATGTGAGGGCTGATAAATCTCTTTCGGTCGTTGACGCCGTAGCGCCCCGCTTCCCACATCGACATGAACAACGGGCATCCATCCGGGATCGTGACCTTCACGCCCCGCCCCTCGGCATAGCCGACCCAATAGGTGACGGACGGCTTTTCCCAGAACAGCTCCGTCCGCCCGACCATGTGGACGCCCCACAATCCGATCTCTTCAACGTCCTGCATCAGCGCAAACGCGATCATGTAGGCAATGGAGTTATCGAGGTGCGGCCTCGGGAACCGGGCCATGATTTCATCGATTGGAAACGGCTTCGGGTTGCCGTACGCATACGCCCGCGACGGCGGGCAGTAGCACGGCAGATGCCAGTAATATTGCTTGACCTGTTCCCGGATTTCGTCGTCTTTCGCCGCCTTCTCCGGGGAGCGGCGGGTCAGTTCGTCTTCGTGAATGTCAAACAGGACATCCACGCGAGGATAGGAAATCCAGGGCACCCCCCAGATTTCCCATTCCTTGTCCCGCCATGGCGCAAGGGAGGACGTACCCCCCTTGGCCACTATGGCGATCTTACGGCTCATTACGCCGTGTCGTTGTCGTCACCGTCGTTGACGAACGGGCGCGCAATCTCGACATCCGCGAGGTTGGTTGCCGTGTCGTCAGCCGAGGCCCAGGTGGCATTCCACACCTGATCGCCCGCCACGAAGGCGTCGTCACAGGTGCCGGCCGCCGTGTCGATGAAGACGCGGGCGTTATCGGCAACATCCGCAGCCGAGGCCGAAGCCTTGCCGTGGATTTGATACCAGCCGTAGTTGGGGCCAGCGACGTTAGCCGACATGGCGACCGCAACCGGACCTTTGGCGTTGGCCGTTAGAAGGGCCGTGGACCAGTCGTCCGAACTGTAGGTCACCCACGAGCCAACAGCGGTAGAGGCGACACCCTTGAGATAGATGAACTCGCCTTCACCGTTGGTCGGATCAACCGCGTTAACGATGGTGCCAAGCGGGTGGTTCTGCGTGGTGGACGTGTCAGCGATGCGCTGATGGCCAACCTGACCGTCTTTGATGATATAAGCCATGTTGTTTTCCTCCGATCAGGCTTTGAGAACGCCCTGGAGAGAGCGGTTGGACACGGTGAGGTTGCCCATCCAGAGCAGCGGGGTCACCGCAGCGTCCTGGTTGACCGGGCGCTGATCTTCGATCTGCGTCCAGTTGGCATCCTTGTGCACCACCATCTTCAGGTAGTCGGTGTTGAGGAAATACATGTGAGCGTCCGGCATACCAGACGCGGCGCTGTCGTAGACAACATCCGCAGTCTTGTATTTCAGCGTCACGAAGCCGCCCTGGCCCTGACCGTCTTCGGTGTACCGCTTCAGGTCGGTAAGGCTTTCCTCGTAGTAGGTGAAGTACGTGTCATCGGCCACGATCAGATCGGGCTTGTCGGTGCCACGGGTCAAGGTCAGCCAGAGCGGAAGCATGAGGCTCTGAATGGTTCCCTTCGCCGGGGTGATCGCGCTGCCGCCCTGAAGCGGTGCCGCTGCCGACTGCACGGCGTTCTTCCAGAACGTGTAGGTGGACGAAACGATGCCGCCAACCGTGCCAGTACCGGCGTCAGCCACAAGGGCCTGAATGCCATTGATCTGGTTGGTCGCCGTGCCGTCCGAATACACGTCTTCCGACATGTTGTTGTAGGCGGTGTTGAACGCATTCTTAATGCGGCTCTTGACGAGCTTGATCATGGCGTTCTTGCCGCTGTTCTTGCGGAGTTCTTCACCGTTGGCCGTGACGTGAATCGCCACGTTCTTCCAGTCGAACTTCGCAGCCGACAGGACATCGGAAGCCGAGACATTCAGGGTGTCGTAACCGCTGAAACGCTGGTAGGTGCCGTTCTCGGCGTATTCCAGCGGCTCGACGATTTCGTAACCGCCGTCAGCCATCTCGATGTTGCCCTTTTTCTTCATACGCATCAGAAGGGCGTTGTGCTCTGACACGTTGTCCGCAAGGGTCTTGCCGTGCTTGCGGAGCGTAGTCGTCACCATCTCGGTGAACGTGCTATTGGGGGAGGTCATTGACCTTTCTCCTGCTCATTGCAGGCGGCGCTAACTTGCGCGGTCGAAGGCCTCACTCAGATCATCGTCCCAATCGGAGGGCTTGACCGAAGCCTTGACGCCGCCGCCCGGACGGGTGCCGGTGCTTTTGACGTTCTTCGACTTCTTCGCCTTGGTGGCAGCTTCCGCTGCGTCCTTCAGGCGCTTTTCCTCCGCAGCCTTGACCTGTGCTTCAAGGCTCAACTTCCGGGTTTCCGGGTTGGCCCATACGGCGCGGTCATAAGCCTCCGTCAGCACTTCAGCATTCGACTTTCCGGGGCTGGCGCTTCGGATCGACGCGATGAGCGGGATCATGTCGCCCTCAACCGCGCTGTAATGCGGTCGGAGCGGTTCGCCCTTCTCATCTTTCGCCGCCGAGAACGCCTCGATCTCGGAGAGAATGCCCTGCTGCTGTTGCTGAACGGTCTGCTGTTGCTGCTGGGTGATGAAGTTCGTGAGGTCTGCGACCTGCTTTTGCAGCGCAGCCACGTTGGGATCAGTGCCGTCCAAGGACGGATCACCGGGTTCATGCGCGAGGTTCACCCCAAACTGTTGTGCAGTCTGGCGAATGACGGCTTCCTTCTGCTGCGGCGAGCCGGTACGGAGGATTTGCGCCGTATTGAGCAACGTCTGAACGGCCTGTAGGGGGGTCGCCCCTTCAGCCCTGATCTGTCCCTCATACGGTCTGACAATCTCCGAGAACTCGTCGGCTAGAGAAGCCTTGCCCTCGTACTGTTCTTTGAGCCTGGTAACGCCCTTTTCCATTTCATCTTCCCGCGCGGCAATTTCTGCTCGCAACTCGGGAGACGCACTGGCAAAAGCCGCTCGCCGTAGCTCATTGTCCCACCCAGCCGGAGGGGTCGCCTCATCGGTCTCGGTGCTTTCGCTGTCAATGTTGTCATCGTCAGCGTGTTCGCCTTCGTCCTCGTTGTCGAGTTCGTCGGCGGCGGATTCCTCCGCAATCTCTTCCTCGCCTTCGTCGCCATCGTCAGCGCCGTCAGCGTTGGTCGATACAAACTTGCCGTGTTCGTCACGCGGGCGCTCAGGCGCTTCCGCCGTGGCCTCGTCGTATGCCTCGCCTAGCGTGTCGCCAAGCCCCTCCATGAAGTCTTCTGTGTCTTCAGCCAATGTTCCGCTCCTATTCCTGCTCCAAAGTTCGGTCTATAGCCGCGTTCAGACTCTCCCGGCGGCGTTTCTCGGCATCCCGGCTTTCGCCCTTCTCCAACAGCCTACAACCCGTGCGCTTGAGGTTTTCACGGTGCGCGGCGCGGCCCTCGACCCATTTGCCGGTAACGGGGCAGTCGTAGCCCTCGTAATCCCCTGAAATCATCGGCGTAGCGAAGTCAGACCGCTCCGGCCTCGGCTGGTTGGCATAAAAAATGGCCGCTTCAACAAGCGACCGGGTTTCGGGATCAAAGACGTACCTCATGCCGCCTCCTGCAATGTCCACCCCTCCGGGAAGCGGCTGTGAACAACCGTCCAGCCCGCACTTTCCAGCTTGCGGCGCAAGTCACGATGCAGCAACCACACGACACCTTGGCTATACTCCGGCTCGTCATCGGGATCGGGCCATATCAATTCGAACATATCGTCACGAGACAGCCTACGCCGCGCCATCAATGCCCACAGCGTCTTGTGTTCCCTCTCCGTCAACGAGGTGTTCCCGATGCGGTACGGCGCTCCAAACGAGACATTCATGCGCTCTGCTGTGCCTTCTCCTGGGCCGCTTCACGGTTCGCCGCGTTGTCCTCGCGCTGCTGGCCTAGCTTAGCCCATTCAAGCGCCATCTTGTCGTCATGCTCGCGCTTCTGCTCGTCAAGCTGCGCGGAGAACTTCTCGATTTCCATGCGGATGGTATCCTGATGCTTTTGCATGTCAGCCTGTAGCTTTGCCATAGCATCTTGCGACTTGGCTTGCAACTCAGCCTGTTTGACCTGGCTATCTTGCTGCGCCTTCTGCACGTCGGCCTGAAGCTCCTGCATTTTAATTTGCATTTCGGCCTGCTTGGCCTGCGCCTCCGCATTCGCGGCAACCTCGGCCTCGCTCGGCCCTTCGGGCTGTTGCGGGTTTTCCTCATCGCCGCCGATCTGGTCCACAGCGTCCTCAACATCACGACCAAGCTTGAACCGGCGCACACCGGCCAACAGGATCGACTTGGCCGCGTTCGCCGGGAAATAACCTTCGGCAACAGCAGGCCCGACCGTGTTAATGTAGCCCGTGATCGACTGGATAAGCGCCGTGATGTTCTGTTTGTCCGATTCCTCGTCCGCCATGATGGTGGAGTCGGTCTCGATGTCAATGCGGAATGACCGAAGCCCATCCTGCTGCATGATGGCGATCATTTCCGGCGTCACCGGCTTGCCCGTCATCAACTGCACGGTAGTCGGCTGGAACCTCTCGCACATTATTTCAACGGCGATACGGATCAGGTCTCGTGCGTACCGCTGGACCTCCGCTTGACGCTTCTGAAGGCGCTGAGACCCCCATTGCGCCTTGATGCTCTGTGCCGTCGCCGTTTCGCTCGACTTCGTGGAGCCGCGCAGGATGTCGGAAATCCCGATGATCTCGTAAATAGTCTGCTTGATCTGGTCGCGCTGTAGGTACAATTCCCGCAGCACTGCCACGATCTGCTCAACCGGATACATCCAGATCGCCGCCGAAAGACCGCCCTTGTCGGCAAGCTGCATAATGTTCTCAGCCGGGACGAAATCACCGTCCTCGGCGTCTTCCATTGACCACAGTTCGCTGATCTTGCTGTCCGCCACGCCGCGAACCTTCAACACCTCGATAATGCGCGTGATACGCAGCGTCAGGCGGTCCAGCTCCTGCGCCTGATCCTTATACATCTGATATTCAGGAACCGGCACCAGCGAACCGCTATCCTCGACCGCATACATCGGGCGCGGGATCGGGTAGAAGTTCGCCAGTTCGATGTCAGGCTCGCCTTCGGCCAAGAAGCCGTCACGATAGCCCTTCGACACCCACTTTACGGTGCGGCTTTCCTTGCACCAGATTTCCCACACCGTAGCGCGCTTGAACGAATTGGCGTCCTCGCGCTCGTCGGTGTCTTCGGGCGTGTAGTCAAGCGGCACCAGCTTGGCTATTTCCTCGTCAGCCAGTTCAACCAACTGTTCCTTGGTGATGCGGTGGCGGAAGGCAACCCATGGAACCTCGTCCCAACGCCTGCCCGGGCCGCGCCGGAAGTCCTGCCAGTCCACATGCTCGAATTGACACTCCTCGAAGGCAACGGTCTCGCCGTCTTCGCTATATTCAGCAGGCTCGGAGGGGGCCGAAGCCTCACCCTCCTTGCCCTCTTCGGCGGGAGCGGGCTTGCCGAAGAACGGGACGTACCTCACTCTTGTCACGGCCCGTCCCGGCAAGAGTACGTCCATCACTGCGGCATTCATCACGTAGTCGAAGTCCTGCGCGTCGAGCGTGTAAGACGCCGCGCGCTCCATGACCTCGGCTAGCTGTTTGCCGGTCTCGTCTTTGTCCCGGTAGCGCCTGCGAATATCGGGGTTGGGCGACTTCGCATAGAGCGCAGGGGCCATCGTCTGCGTGTTCGAGTACAGGATGTTGAATTGCGCGTCCTCGCGGTCCTTCTCGTCCCTGTACCGTTCAATCGTCTTCAACGCACTCTCGCGCCACGCCTTCTCCTGCTTGTCAGCAAGGTCAAGCTCTGCGATCCAGCGGGCAACAGGATACCCCTGGGCGGCGTCCTTTTTTGTCTCGAACGCGCCTTCGCCCTCAATCGTCATCAGGTGACAGCGCCCTTGGCGTCATCGGCATAGAGAATGCCAAGCGCGGTGACGTTGGTCAGCGTGGCGTGAACATCCGTCCCGAACGACAGACCGCCGCCTGGGATCGAAATGGTAAAGATGCCCGCGACCGCAGGCGTGTTGATCGTAATCAATTCAGCCCCTGACGCGCCGCCGTCCTTCACGACAGCCGTTCCGCCCGTGCCGGATGGCGTCACCACGAACGCACGAATGCGCCCGTTCGTCGTCACGACCGTGCCTGTCGAGGTCACGTCCGCCGCCTTGATTGCTTCAATGTCCATTAGATCGTCCCGTATTTCGGTTTCGATGAATTGCTAGGCCGCATCAGCTTCTTGATCGGCTGTTGCAGCGTGTAGACTGGCTTATCGTCTTTCTGCTTTTCCGGCTTGCCCGTGTCGATATGGTCAAGCAACTGGCCGACCAACCCCAAGGCGTCCACCTGATCGTCATGTGATGCAGCGGGGAACGCCATCAACTCACGCTCGAAATCGACACGCCACGGAGCATCCTTCGGCACGTACAGGCCTTTGAGCGCCATCCGGCCACGAATAGCCTGCGCCCTCACCGCCTTGTCCCCCCGCGTCGGAAAGGCCCTGCGATAGACGTAAGCCTTGCGTTCGGATTGCCTCTTCAAAAGAAACGGCCCGACACCGGACTTGATCTGCCCGGTTTCCTCCGCCCATTCGATAGGCTTGTGGCGAATCGTTAGATCACAGAACGACTCAACCCACTCCGCCGAGTCAGTCTGCCCCCTCCACAGGTCCAGCAAATACATGCGATCCTCGGGATCAACACCGACAACCACGTGAACCGTGTAGTCGCCGCCGCCAGCCGTTACTGCGTAGTCAGACGCGCCGTAGACGCGCATGGTCGCCGCAGCGGGGGGAACGTCATACGTTCTGATCCACTCCCGTCTGAAGTAATCGCCGTCTTCCGGTGCTGGGCGCTGCTGATAAAGCGCATTCCATGTCCGCAGGCTGCGTAGCGTGGCTGATCGCTTCGTCTGCTCCCACTCTTCAACAGACCACCACTCTGTCCACAGCCATTCGCCGTTGCGACGACCGAGGGGGTCATCTTCTCGTTCTGCCTGAGCAGGGACATTGACCACATACCACTGCTCACCGTCGCGGGCTGTGACCCAACCAGACTGCCCAGCATAGTCCTCCGGTAGTATTCGACCCGACAAGTCGTCCTCGTGCCATCGGGTCTGAACAATGAATATCCAGCCACCTGGTTTCAGACGGGTTTTCACATCATCAACGTAGGCGTCCCACGTCTTATCGCGGATAACCTCCGAGTCGGCGTCCTCGCGCCCCTTCACGGGGTCATCAACGACAATCCCATCAGCACGGTTGCCCGTGATACCAGATAGAATGCCGCCGGTCATGTAGGTCGAGCCGTTGTCCAGCGACCAGTCGTCGACAGCCGAATTATCGCCAGTCAGACCAGCCCCGAATATCCGCTCATACGTCCCACTACGCACAATCGCACGGCACTTGCGGCCAAACTTGCGCGCCAGATCGGCACCGTAAGAGACCGCAATGATATTCTTCCCGGGATTGTTTCCCATAAACCACGGCGGGAAAACAACACTAGCATACGTGCTCTTGGCGCTACCGGGAGGCAAAAAGAACATGACACGCTTGATTTCACCCCGAGCGACCCGCTCAAGCACATCAATCATTAAAGCGTGATGTTCGGCTGGCTCCACACGATCCGGGTAGAATGTCTCGCAGTCTTCGTCGTCACTGACCGGAACACCGGGTATATCAATCTGGTTTACGAACTCAGTGAGGCTTTCCCGCGCCCGCAATAGACGGTGCGCCTCCAACCCCCGCCGGTATACGAGGCAATCCGAGCCTGTCAGCAAGTTCATTCGCCCTCTTGATCTCGTCCTCAAGTGAAGGCTGCTTGGTCACATCCTCGCGGCGCTGAACCTTCAGGCCGTGAAGTTCCGCCTTTGCCATGATCGCGCTGACCATCGCCGCAGCGTTCTCTTTTGTCTCCGCTACCTTTAATGCGTCGTTAAGTTCCTTAGTCAGACTATCTACCGTCACCGCGCATCGTTCGGCGTGTTCTTTCGCGCCATCTTCGATGGCCGCTGAAACCTCAACATGTTTCAACAACCGCTGGCCGTGTGAATATGCCGTCTTCTCACTGTACCCGGCGCGGATCGCTGCCTGGGTTGCGTTGCGGTCAATCAGGTATTCCCGCACGAATGCCGCTTGCTTCGCGTTCACTATTCCCCCTCGTCTCCCATGACCAACTGATCCCCGTACTGCGCGATGATACGGCAGTCGTAGAGGATCTCGGGTACGGGGCGTTGATCGTGTGCGATGGTCGCGTTGTCGCCGGTAATGGCGATCATGGTGATGTGGTCTATCTCGTCCTGGTGACGGTAGAGCCAGTTGATAATGGACTTGGCTGTCGGTGGAGCGTCCGTCTCCAGTTCGATGATGTCAGCCATACCATCTTGCCCCTGGTTGTTGAATTGCGCGGGCCGGGCGTTACTCCGGCTAGGTGCTTTTGGCCGAGCACCGGTCACGGCCTTAGACCCGTTTGCCCTGCGCTTCTACTTTCAGCGCCGCCGCGCAAACTGAATCCGCCCGCTCACCCCTGCTCAACCATTCGGCGGGGAGAGACCGCCGTTGTATGGGATGCTTTTAGAGGTGGCGGGCGAAACTAGCTAGACACGTCGTGACGTGTCCGAATGCCGCTTCTGCGCGTGGCAGATCGGCGGTA